GAGGGTCGAACAATCCTCCTGCATTAATATTGATCGTCGGGTTTCCTGCAATACCGTCTCCGTTCGTGACGATAACGTTTGCTCCCCCTACGATTGTTCTGCCGGCCCAGCCCCCCGTTAAGGGATTAAAGACCTGCAATCCTGAAGTTTTTGCATTGCTTGAATTATTGCAGCCTGCCATATCATCAATAAAGTCTGAAAAGATAACCCATGCCTACGATTTTATAATATCCGTCAAAAATTTTAAAGTATTTACTCTCAGAAATTCCATTCTTGGAGCATATGTGAATGAGGTTTGGATATTTGTCCGATTGATCCGGTCCGTCTATCACCATTCAATTGCGGCGTGAATTGGCAAAGCGGATGTCCAGTTATCCATTTTGCAAGAGGGGAATCCAGACATCCGGCTGGTCATACAACTGGTTATCAAGAAATCCAGGTAGATGTAAACCCATATAGCCAACCGATTTGTTTTAAACATGTTAAAGAATAACCAATCTGTTCATTTCATATTTATGATAATAAGTACCGTATATAAAGGAGATTCCGGCGGCCTGCAGGGAAACAACTTTTGAAGGGCCTCCTGCAACTTGTATTGTGAAGTAGGCTGTATAATTAGCATTCATTCTTGCAAGATGCTTGATGCGATCTGCAATGTCTGAGATGCCGAAGATGGGATATTGGCTCCCATTTCAACAAGCCTGTAAATTACTTCCAAGCTGTGTAGTAACAGCTGATATCACGCGAGAAAGGCCTTGTCAAAGGGCCTAGTGATATTGCTGGTAAAAAAACAGGAAGTATATTAAGAAACTTTTATTCATTCTTTTGATGAAAAACTTCATGCATAGGCAATCGAAGGTTATGTGCTGCAATAGTCCAAGTTATGCAGAGGGGCGAAGATAGACTTCTTTCGAAATGCGCTTTATAGAACAATCGAGATCTGTTCTTGATTCATAAATCTTCTGAACCTCCTTGATGACAAGTAGTTGTTCTTGAGCCTTTATGCCTACCTTATCCTCAGCTGATTTTCCAGCCATTCGCAAAAGAGTTGAAGCGTCTGATCTATGGTTAGATGACTGTTATTGATGATTTTATGACGATGTGTTTCACATTCCTTTCTTAAAAAAGCTGACCAGTTCATCATATTCTCATCTGCAAGCTCGGAATGTCCTCGAGAAATCAGTCTTTTTTTTCTCTCTAGGTCAGAGCAATCGAATAAGATAATATCGTAGTCTACCCCGTATAAATCGCACGCTTCCTTGATAAATGAAGGACGTATTTGAGCATCAAAGATGATGTTGGAGGAGAATAGTTGTTTCTCTGCTATCTTTTTGACCCAATCTATTGTTTTAATCCTCTGCCATTCTTCGATACTGCCATATTCTTTCACCATTTCCTCAAAAGGAGGGACGCCGATGCTATCAAAATGGAGTAAGATGCAACCTTCGGGCATAGCCATCTCAAAGCGTTTTAAAGTTGTTGTTTTTCCAGATCCCGAAGCTCCAATGATAAAATAGATTTTATGCTTCATGGCTTTTTTTAAGGCAGTCTCTCTCTTCGCAATCATTATAATGCAGCTCCTAACATCTTTTGGATCAATGTTTTTGCCTATTTTTTTACATCAAACGGTCTAGCGTCATAAAACAACTCAATTTTGCAGATTAAATTATCTTTAAAGGTTAATAAGGCTGCAGCAGAAAAAATGTTAACAGGTGCTTGGCATTCAAGGTCGTAGACTATCATTGCTTGATCCTGAGAAGCGAATGAAGAGCGAATTTTTAGGGTTTTAAACAGGGAGATAAATTTCTTGTTAGCCTCAACGACATTCCCCCTGCCTACTACTTTCACAAGAGGGCCAATGCACTGGACGTCTACAGTTAGATATTTTTCTGTTGCTCCAATGTTTTTTTCTCCTAGAGCCTTATAGTATGTTTCAGCTATTGCTAAATTATTTTTACTCATGATTTTTTTCCTGTATTCCCCATTCAATTGTGCTGATACGATAGAGCACAAGCCTTCTCAAAGTCACGACGGAGTGTTTTCCCAATCTAGTGCTCTGCCACTCTTTGATTTTAGGATAAACTGACTTAAGTTTATCTTTCTCATGATGACAACCTATTATGCCTGTAAATTGAATAAAAAATTACCAAAAAATCGCAGCTCTTCCATATCCAAGTGGCAGCATTTCCGTAGCAGCCCAAAGACGGCGTGCGCCCTCATCCATATGGGTGCTAAGAGCCGTGTGATTCCTTGCAATAATCTGTTCTAAATCCCATGCCAGCAAGGTGGAATCTGAGGCAATCATGTTTGGGATAGTTTGGGATATGCCTCTTTTACCGCTTGTATTTTTTCAATCCATTTTTGCCCGTCCGGGCCGATGTCAATGTCATGGGAAGCTAAATAGGAGAGTGTTTTGTATATCGCGTCCATTTGATCCTCGAGAGGCGGATAGGCCGAACGTCTGAAGTCTGCGTAATAAGCGCTGTGATATAACCTGCCGTCCGGACCAACGATAGCATGCAAGTTGTTTCCTCTGCATCGTTGGGAATAGGTAGATCTTGCGGCCAGTTGCCACACCAAGCCGGCATCCCATTCCTGTAATAGCATTTGATGTTTTTATAAATCATGGATATCTCCTAAGTATTTGCTACTAAAAATCTTGTTCCGTATGGAGTAAGGCGGCAATTGTACGAAAAGCTTCCCGATGCGATGGTTGAATTGAGAATGATCATACCTGAAGAATTCAATGAAATAGAATTGAAAGCATACGCTCCGCCTGTATTATTAAAGCTTCGTATGGTTGTGATCAGATTTGCAAATCCAGGGCCTCCGAATCCCTCATGGGAAACTGAGTACATGAATCGTAAATCTAAATTCGGACCCCCTATTTGGATGAACATAAGAAACGCCTGTGTATTGAAAGCTGCGACTCCAGGCAGCTGCGAAATATTGGTCGCTCCGTTCGTTGCGCTTCCGAAAAATATCTGTGAATTGTTGTTTACTGCATTTTGAGATATGCTCATTTTCTTGTTCCTATTGCGACCAAGTTCCAACAATCACGCAGCTCATTGTGATTGATGTGCCTACGGAGGCGGTGTTGACTTTCAGATAACCAGATGTATTGGCGGGAATGGCGTTTAAAACTCCGCTGAGCTGGACGACTTGATAATTATTGGCTGCGATAAGTCCGCTAAATGAAGTATTGGCCATGATGTTGTTATAGCTGGATCCATTGGTTCCTATAGAGATGCTTGCGCCTGTTGTGATCGCTGAAGCAAAGAGCACGCTCATGATGATGTGGGTTGGAAAGAAGCGAAAGCCGCTTGACGGAGTTGTAAAAAAGATGGTGTTTCCTTGGTTTTTTGAGTTAAAGGTGTTTAGGTAATAGCCGGTCATACCGTACATGTATTTGAATCCGCTTGTGGTCGTGGAATCGCAAGCCAAAACTTGGCCATTTAGAGATCCCCAGCCAAGCATAGCGGGACGGGCGCCGGTTCTGCCTATGAGAATTTGTCCCTTTGATGTGTAATCTGGATTGTTGAGTGAGTTGGTGATTGTCATGAGTATTTAATCCAATAAATATCCATAGATGAAAGAAATTCCGGCCGCTTGGAGAGAAACTACTTTGGATCCCCCCGCGACTCGGATAGTAAAATATGCTGTTTCATCCGCATTCATTCTTGCAAAGATGCATCCTGCGTATTGCAGTGTTTGAGAAGCTGAGGAAGGAACATAGGCTCCCATTTCCACAAGTCTATATTCCCTTGCAGTAGTCATGCATTTAAGAACGTAAACATTCATTGAGGAAGTGAGCCCCTGGGTATTGATTGAGGCGCCGAAAAGGTAATTCCCTGTGACTGGAGCTGTAAAAACACCATTTAATGGATTGTAACTGGAGCTTTGGTCGAAGACCACATTGTTGCAAGGAATTTGGAAAACGGTTCCGTCTCCTGTGACATTCCCCAGGCTGGCATTCAGTTGTGCGAAAAATGCGCACTGCAATGGGCGCGTGACTTGATTATTTTTTACGATAATAGGTGTGTTTATCGAATTACTAGAACCTGCCATGTCAACCCCTAGGTTTGCTATTAATATACTGCCAAAGTAAAGGAAGTGGCTGCATATTGCAGCCACTTCAAAAAGTAAGTTATACATAAACTAAATTTCCTTGGCAGGACAATACTTGCCATATGCTGTTAGCAACGGTACAAACCATTCTCAAGCTATCGCCGATAGATGTTGAGCTGATCGATCCGCTAGCGCCTGAAGACGTCGAAACACTTCCGAATTGAATGCTTTGACCAGAAGCTTGAGCAATCGTGAAATTATGAGCTGCTTGCAGATTTGTGATCTCCAATACAGTTCCTACGGCTGCGGTCGCAGGAAGATTAAAGGTCAAATCTGCGCCCGAATCGTTCGAGAAGTAACCATTTCCTGCCGCCATTGAAACAGGGCCGGAGGTAGAATTAATCCAAGATGCCACACCACCACCGCCACCTCCGCCGTTAGCCGCCCACTTCACCCCGGAAGTTTGGGTTGAGTCTGCTGTTAAAACGTAGTTGTCCGTTCCGACGGTTAAAGGAGTGAAGGTGCCTGCGCCAGTTCCTACTAGGATCACGCCTTTTGCAGTGAAGTCTGCAAATCCTATCAAGGTGTCTGCAGCGCGGTTTGGAAATGTGTAGACTCCAGACCCTGCAAATTGATTGGTGAGGGTGTAGTCGCCGTTTCCATTGTAGGTGACGGTTCTTTTAGTGGTTCCGCCTCCTAAGCTGAATCCAACTGATAAGTTGGAAATATCTAAATTGACTGCTGAATTACGAGCCATGTTTTTGCCTCTTTGTTGTTACTCAATGTTTGCATTATCCATTTCGCAGATTTTCCGCCGATTTAAGCGGATGGTTATCTGCTGTTTTATTGAGAAAGAGGGTAAGAGGGGGGCAGGGTCGTTGTGCTTATGTGTAATTTGTTCTGGAAGGCAGGAATTCCATTTTAAAGGGATTCTCAGCGAGGCTTCGAAGTCTCATGGCCAAGCTCCTTTCTTCTTTGTTTTTTCAATGGCTGGTCCGGCGCTTGCAAAAGGATGTATTCTTTGCTTTGCTGGATGAGCTGAGCAAGCAAACCCTCCAAAGTTTCAAGGCGGTTCCTCATCTGTTCGACAGCATTCTGCAGAGCGAACATCCGGTTGACTTCCACTTGCTGCTGAAGGAGCATTCTCTTCGGAGCGCAGTCGGTAATGACTTTCGGCTGCCCGGTCCCTCCTTCCTGCCACCAGGATTCCATGAAATTCGGGCATTCCCTTTCCGTAGCGCATAGCTTGCTCTTTACGAAGGGGCAGTTTTCTTTGCAGGATGTGCATTCCATTGAGTTCTCCTTTAGTTATTTTCTAGGGTTGTTTTTGGCATAAAATTCCTGTTGCGGCTAAGGGTCTCCAAGCGCTGCCGTGATTGTGGGCTTGGCTTCCACCTACGCTAGAGGTCGTTGCAAAGTTGGTTCCGCTTTGATTCGTGCTTCCCACTCTTTGAGAAAGATTTCCCTTTTGATCCGATTTGTAGAGAGTGATTTGGTGGGTATGGGCTGGGATTTGATCGGTCGTAAGAGTGTGATCCGCTGTCTGCCACGTCCCTTGAGGCAGCGCGCCTCCAACTGTGTAAGTGGAGCCGCCTTTGACTCCTAGAAGGCAGTCGCCGACGGGGATCGTCACCCATCCGCTAGGGGCCACATCCTGATAAAACCAAAGCTGGGTGCCTGCCGCAAAGCTGACCTGGTCGAATCGGATTTGATAATTCGTCGACCCTCTCCCTATGACAAGCAAGTCATTGTTAAGGGCTGTGCTTGGAAGAGGATCGAATAGAGAAATATCGAAATTCCTGATCTGGGCAATCGTTGCTTTTTTGTCAGTAAACCCTTGATGGACAATCGTGAGATCGTTAGCTGGATCTATTACTCCTACAGGATCAAGGTCGCTTATTAGTACAGGTGTGCTCATAGTTTCTCCTTAAGACGGAATAATTTTTGATTGTCCCCAAGCGACGATGGTTGCCGGATCCGCAGCTCCTGTAATAGGAACGGAAGTGCCGGAAATCAATCCAAGGTCTAAGGTTGCTCCTGCTATTTTGGTCAGAGTGACAGTCCCTCCGATATTCGCTCCTATGGCATAGAGGTAGTGGGTCGGGCTTGCAGTATCCACGGCGAACAGGACGCAAAGGGAGCCGCTGATCGGAAAGATGTTGATGCCTGAGCCGTCCGTGACAATTGCCTGTTCTTCCTGCTGCTTGAACCAATTCAGCCATCTCCATGTGTAGCGGGCCAGCCAGTTGAACCAATTCCGAGGCGGATATTCCAAGCGCGCCCATCCTTCCAATTTTTTTTCAGGGGGCGGTTCGAGAACGTTATTCTGGCCTGATATTGGATCTACAACATCATTTTCAGCCCATTCCGGAAGAACTGTCGGTTTCGATACCATGGGGGTCTCCTTAAGGTGGCGGCGGCGTCGAGCCGTCGAACATAATTACTTCTGCTAATTGGCCTGCTCCGGCCGTATCAATCGGCGTTCCAAATTCAGCAAAGCAGCCTCCGAAGGTTGGATTGACAACATTGCCTGCATTTACTGCTAAAAGATCTGTCGTTTGCACTTGGAGGTTTCTGAAATCGAATGGGTCGGTTTCAAATGGAGAAACGTCGAGCAGTTCAATAATCGGATCTCCGCTGAAAACAAACGGAAGAGGAACCCCGTAAGTTGCTGTAATCGGCGTGTATTGAACAGCTGCAGGGCTTACCGATTGAATCGCCGAGACCAGCTGTTCTGGAGGAACCGAGAAAGTGACTCCGTCTGTATCCATTTGAAAAGCCGCTGGATAATACTCGTGGTAGCGCACCTTGTTGGCTTTAGTTAAAAATTTAAGGACGGCTATCACTTCCTCGGGCGTTCCGTTGGATTTATTGATGAAGATTTGGAATTTCAATTTTTCCCTGTAATCTTCATCGCCTTCATCTGGAAGCCTCGCCAAACCTAATATTTGCCCCAGTCCGTCGAGCTGGACGCCGACGACTGTTTCAATAGAGCGGTCGAACTTCAGCGTTTGATTGACATCATCAATTTCTTGGAATTGAGTGACGAAAGCTTGGATCAGCCGTTGAAACCTGCTGTACTCTCCGTCAAGCAAGCTTTGCTGAAACTGCCCTGCGAGCAGAGCTAGCGCTCTTTTCACGTGGTTCGGTATTAAGACCATCCGTCCTCCTCCTGATTCTTCATACCGTCACCGTAATGCGCGATAGATCGAATACCGCTATTTCATTTTCTTGGATTGGAATATCCGCTGTCCCATAAAGCGGACTGTCTCCCGGGCCGTTGGTAGCTGCAATCTGCATCGCGCCGCTTGCAATTCCAGGAACGCTGAAGATTTGAGCTAGAACTCTTTGCAAAAGAACATCGACTCCGATTCCAAGATTGTTTCCATAAGTATTGATGGCGTCGGCTACCAAGTCCTGTCCATTGGGAGGGAAGGTCTCTTCGGAATAGAGAGTTAATGCAACCGTAACCCAAATGTAGATAGGGGTGGGGCGGCTGAAGTTGATGACTTGCTGTTCGCCTTGTGAGTCGGTGATGGTAAAGGACGTATTACCGAAGGTTTGGATGCCCGCCGGTTTGGTAAGCCATATTTTATTTGCAACGTCAGCATCGGAACCTCCTTCTACGACTGCTTCGAAACTTTTAGCTAGGCGCCCGCCTTTGAATACAGCTTCCGCTTGGCTAGCGCCGCCTGTAACTGAAAATGTTGTGATAGCGACTTCGACTGCTTCTTTCATGGACACTGTGATTGTCCGGTTCGCTGTTCCGCCTACAACAGCAGAGGCGATCTGCGGCTGGTTGGCGATGACGACTGCAATCGCATTCATGGTATCCAAATGGGAAGTGGCATATGTGACGATAGGCAGCGTCTGAATGGTATTGAAAACAATTGTGATTGTATTTCCCGAGACCAAGTCTTGATTCAAGACGATGTCGATCGGCTCCTGCGTCATCGTTCTGTTTTCGAAAATGAAAGCGGAGGTGACGCCTGGAACCTGCTGCAGGAGCCTTGCTCTGATGGATTCAACAGTTCCTGCTCCCAAAAGCCGGATGGAATTGTTTCTTCTGATGCGCAGTTCGGAATCGGTTTCGATGAAACGCCCTGTGACGCCGGCTTTGGGATTATTGATTGAATTCCATCCGGAAATGGGAGTTAGGATTTCAACCAGTGTATTGACCGGAGCTGCGATAGGCGCAAAATCCTGAGAGAGGAAAGTAACGGGAGAGGACTGCGAGGTAATGCTTAAATTCGTTCCTACGCTGATCGAGAATGGAGCGTCTGGATCATCGGCAGCAATGGACAGGCTTCCCGTCAAATCCGTTGCCGATACAGTGGAAATTGCAGCATTGATGATAGCGGTTAGATTTTGCGATACCGCATTGATTGTTGGCGTATCGAAAGTCACGGCATAGGTCGGCTGCGATGCGCCTCCTGTGATAACGATTGAATTCACTACTACATTTTTTCCGAGGACGGGAATGATGCTGATGATATTTGGATTCGTCGGCGCAGCAGATAAGACATCAGGATTGGCTGCCATTGCAGCCGCTAAATCTGCAAGAGTCTGATTATTGCTTGTATTGAAAGGAACTGCAGGGAGCGTCGTGCCATTCAGTGTGGCGACAATGGAGTTTCCTGATACAAAGCTGCCAGTGAAAGTGATGATTGGAAGCGAGTACGTCAAGGTTTGATTATTGATGATCGCC